CTGGTCGCGCCCCGATCCAGAACGGAAAAAACATCCTCATCAAAACCATACGCGAAAAGAAAGCTGACTGTAACGCCAGAAGCCTCGACGGCCATAAGCCTGTGCTGCCCATTCAAAAGCCTGCCAGTATTTGACAGCGAGATTGTTTCCGGTGACAACTTCCAGTCGCCAATCTGCATCATCCTTGCGTATTTCTTGACAACGGCAGGCTTTACCGCGCGATTGTCGCGGTTGTGATCGTTCAAAATGATGCGCGCCAGTTCTGGCGTTACCGTAATGACGCGCGCCGATGCGGTGCCATTGAATACTGTGTCAAGATATGACATTAGTTCCTCACAGGTTTGATTGCATAGCCTCCACAGCTACAACTGCATCAAACCATAGGCCGCGCATCTTGTCAACAGATTGCGCGGCCTTGTCATGTTATGTCATCAATGATCTTGAAAGTCGTCGCTAGTCTTTGACGACCCAGCCAATGGCGCATCGGCAGTTGATGACTTGCGCCGCGCTTCCGGCTGGATCACCCGGATACATCATGGCTTCGCCGCCGATATCAAACGGCTCATCCTTCCCGACGATCTGGCCATTGGCAAGCGCGTGATCTTCCCTTGTGCGCTCATCCTCTGCGGCGATCCATTCCTTGTCCAGCACAAGCCCGGTTTCGTCAGCGGCTGAGAATGCGCCAGCGTTTGCGGCCCCGTGTGTTTCCGTTCTGGCAATCAACGCCGATCTGAACGTAGACATTGACGGCACAGCCGCCCGCACAAGTTTAGCAACGCCAAACTGCCCAAGGCCTTCCTGATACCCTCGATCGACCGCGTTTACGATCTGTTGCCGCGTGGTTTCCGCGACGGATGTAATGCGACGGCGGATCAACTCGCCTGCGATATAGCCAAGCGCAATCCGCGCCATTGTCGATGCAAAGTCTTTCGTCTCAAGTGCGTGGCCGCTGTTCTTGCCCATCTGCAAAACGCGACCGCCAAATGTGACCATCGTTGCAATGGCCATGGTCTGATAAAGGGCTGTCAGCTTTTCAACATGATCTCGGGCCTGGGGCACTTCGCCCGTGTGTTCATACACGCCGATCATGTCATTCATCGCCCGCGATAACTCACCACGCAAGCGGCGCTGAAACCCGGCCTCCAAGCGGTCAAGCAAGATCGCCTGTCGCCGCTGTTCCCGCCTCGGGTCTTGGTCAATTAGTCGCGTTACCATACACCCAAGCCTTCACATCTGCGGGGGTCAGTTCAGGCTGAACGGTTTGCGCTGGATCAGGCGTTAGAGGCTCAGTCGCCATATCCAAGCTGATCTGCGAGGCGTTAACCAACAGCGCATCGCCGCCGGGGATTGGCTTATAGCCCTTCAATTCCCGCCGCTCATTGATCGTTAGATCAGTTGCGCGGTCAGCCATATCCCAAAGCGTCTGCCGCTTTTCCACGATAGCCGGGATTTGATCCATGTCAGGCTTTAGCATCAACTCGCCGCCTGTGAGCCATTCCGACCAATCGGACGCAATCCAATCCATCAACGGGATCACGGTATCTTCCCAGAACGCAAGCCGCGCTTCAGCGTAGTTTGAATAGGTGTTATCGCCGGGGATGCCTAGAAGCTGAGGCGGAACTCCAAACCCTAGCGCGATGTCGCGCGCCGCCGCGTTCTTGGCCTCGATGATGCCCATATCAGTCGGCGAAAGTCCCATGGGCTTCCAATCAAGCCCGCCTTCCAGCATCATCGGCCTGCCAGCGTTGCGCGATCCAGAATACTGCTCATCAATTTGAGCCTTCAGGCGGTTAAACGCCTCATCTGATAGCGTCTCGTTGTTACCGACGACCATTGCCCCAGAAGGTCTTGCGCTGTTCTGTAGCAGGGCCTGCATCCAGCCCATGGCCTCATTGTGCTGGTCAATGGAATAGGCCGATGCCTCGACCGGGGACATCCCATACCAATCATCCAGCGGATTGAACATGCGGATGTGGCGCACGTCGCTTTCCATGGTCGTTTCGTCAACGTCCCATTGAGCCTTGCGCCCTCCCACTTCATACGTGTAGCCGCGCGGGAAGCCATTGGAACCCGGCAAGACCTTCATGCGATCTGGGCGAAGCTGATACAGTTCTCGGACAGATTGCCCGACCTTTACACGCTCCTCATATCCATTGCCCGACAGCAATAGATAGCCGATCTTCGCTTGCATATATTGCGCGCCTGATTGGCCGGGATTTGGCTTTTTGATTAGCCTCAGTATCTCGTGGTCAGTGATTTCCGTTTCGCCGCGCCACAACGTCCAGCGAACGGATGCAACCGCGTCTGCAATTCGATTGACGGCCTGATATGCAACAACGTTCCGGCGATATGCCTCATCCGCAAAGGCTTTGTAATCACGCCCGGACCATACCGCCTGCCCCGGTGCCATGACCATAAGCGCACCAGTTGCGCTTGCCTTCTCTTCACGGCGTCCAAAAATGCGTGGGAATTTCATAGCAAGCCCTTATCCGGTTTGCCGCATGTTACAATATAACGGGCATAAACGCTATAGGGCGCGAATGCGGGGCGATGCCTTGGCTTGCAGCATATCCGATATTGCATCCATCATCGGATCTAGCGTGTCGTCATGTGCGCCGTTTGGAAAGGCCGATGCCTCTGCCAGCATATCAGACAGCCATGACGCAGAACGGGGCAACAGCACGTTGCCAGCCTCGATCATGGGGGCGGCATCATATGCGCGGGTGATCTTGTCACGGTCGCGTTGAATGGCCGTCACGGGGATGCCTTCGCGCTTTAGCGTTTGGATAAGTCCGGTTCCGCTCACCTTGTCTTCGATAGCCATCTTGCGAAGCGGCCCCATGTTTTCCGCGATGTTGTGCTTGGCCCAGAATGCCCGCGCCTGCACCATCAGTTCCGGGGCTTCCCATTTGCCCCTGACCATATCCAGCAATACCGCCTGCCCGGTGTATGTCCTGCCCCAGCATTCAAACACGCTGAAGTCGTTTTGCTGCCCGGTCTTTTGCGCGGTGTCTGCATAGATTGCCCGCCATTCCGTGCGTGGGGCTTGGGTGTAATACTGCCACCATTCATCCCGGAAGATGCCGCCGCCTGTTGGGCTTGGCCGTTGCTGCATTTGACCCGCCCATGCGTAGACGCCCAGCGCCTTCTTGTCTCGATCAATGACGGTTTGCGGGAACCGATCCGGGAACATTAGCTCACCCTCAACTTGGCGCGGATCACTCCAGCCGATTGACGTGGTGCATTTGCGCGCGGCCTCATACTCCATCGGGATGCACAGATGTTCATAGCCAAGTGCCTCGGAAAGGACGTATCCGCTTGGGTCGCGCTCATGCAGGCGCTGCATGACGATGACAATGGCCGAGGTAGCCGGATCATTTAAGCGCGTTGGAATTGTCTCTGACAAAACCCGCAATGCCGTTGCGCGCTCTTTGTCGCTGTGCGCCTTTTCTGGTGACAGCGGATCGTCAAGGCCGATGGTGTGCCCACGGCGTCCGGTCATGGATGCGACGGCGCAAGCCTGCCGAAACCCGCGCTTGTCATTTTCGAAATATAATTTTTCGTTCTGATCGCCTTTGAGCGTCAAAGGCCAGAGCCGCTTATACCATTCGCTTGTCACAAGTTCCCGCGTCATCCGGTTATCCCTGACGGCAAGCCCCTGTTCATGCGCTGCGCCGATGTAGCGGTGCCATGGCTGGCCACCCGGACCCCATAGCCATGCAGGATACATCACGCCGACGATGGTTGACTTTGATGCGCCAGGGGGAACATTGATCAGCAAGCGGTTGCTTGCAATGCCGCCCGTTGCCAATGCCTGCATATGCTCTGCCATGGCGTCCATATGCCAATTCCAGCGCAGCTTGTCTGGGATGATATGCGGCCATGCGCGCTTGATGAAATATGCAAACGACCGCGCGCATAGGATGCGCTCAGCCTCTATTGCATCATTCTGACTTAGTTGCATCGGACTGCGCCACGATCCATTCCAGCAGATCAGGCGGCGCTTTGCTTAGATCAATGCCAGCCTTTGGTGACATACTGCCGTCGCCAGATCGAACGTCTTGCACAGGCGCGCCAAGGCCACGGTCTTCGCTGTCTTTGAGTAGCTTTAGCATCGCCGCTTCGACTAGCATCTCGATTGCCTCATCGGTGCTGCATTCGTTTAGCTTTGCCTCAACGGCATGTAAGGCCCTAGCCCTGATCCGCATTGCAGCTTGCGCGTTTTCATACTCCAAACGCTTTTGCTCGGAAGTCTTGCCCGACGCTGGCCCGCCCGGTTGCCCAAATTGCGTATGTTTGGGCGGCTTTCCTTTTCCAACTTTATAAGTCATGAATTTCCCCGATATGGGAATGTTACCTTATAACGTCTCAATTGTCACGTGATGGCACAGCGATGACGGCCACCATGGCAAAGATGCCAAAGAACAGCCCCCAGAATAGCCATGCCAATGCGCTACGGTTCTTTTGCGATGCGATGTAGCTAGTGAAGCCAGCAAACAGCGCCCAGATGATTAGAAGTTCCATTGTCGTCCCCTTGTGTTGATATGGTCCCAAGTCACGCGGCGGAGTAGCGGGCGTGTGTTCCGCGCCTTGGGTGGTGATGATTGGTGCCAAAAATGCAATTGCTCCCGCGCACCTGCTCTAACACCTAACAGCCAGATTTACGCCATGGTCGGGCGATGGGTCATCTTGTCATAGCTATCCATCCAAGCCAATGCTTTTCATGTGATGGCAGCTTGTCCGCCTTGACTGGCCTTGAACGTGGCGCGGTTTCGTCATGCGTGGCTGGTGGGATGTCAAACGGCATTGAGGCAAGGCGCACGGGCTTTTCCTCGCGTGGGTTGACCATACGATCTGTTTTGATGCGTGGGATGTAGATCACGCCTCAGCCTCCATATATGGCCGGATGCGATGGATAGCGCCGATCACTGTGCCCTTGGTCAAGCCAAGCTGTTGCGCGATCTGCGATTGTCCCATGCCGTCGTCATTCATCTGCAACATGCGAAGGACAAGCTCATCGTCTTTGCGTGTTGGTATTCTCATTTCAGGGCGTCCCGTGCTGCTTTGGCCATGCGCTTTCCGATTGGGGCGCAGTTTGGCGTTTCCATGTCTGCGATGCGCTGCAAATGTTCAGCGCGGCGAATAGCCTCGATCCACGCCCATGCCACTTCCTTGCGCGCATTTGTTAGTTCGCCGCCCGTGATCCAGTCGGCCAGTCGTTCACGAAATGTCATTTTCATCCTCCATTGCCTTTGCGATTGCGGCTTTGACAGCTTGCAGATTGTTGGGCTTGACCCAGACTTGGACAAGGGTTTCGCCAGCATCCTTTCGGCGCTGGCGTTCCTTTGCTTTGCGTTCGGCTGGGGTCATGTAATGGCCACAATTTCAATTTTGCGCGCCGCGTTGTGGGCTGCTGCGTCAGCGTCCCATTTTGCGTGCATATCCGAAACAGATGCAAACCCGCGATCTTTTGCCAAAAACGCGTGATATTTGCCCAATGCGGGGTTTTTCTTGTCTTTTTTGGAAATTGGCGACCACATTTTGGATTGGGCAGATTTAGAAGCGTTTGCTTTGTCCGCCGAAAAACCAAAGCATTCAATTTTGCCATCGGATAGGCGGATTACTGCCCAAGAAAACGCATAGTTGTGCTGGCTATTGCGATTAACCGTTTCGCCGTTTGAGAAGGTCGCTGTAAATTTTGTCATTTGTCTGTCTCCCGTTTTGGCTTTCGCCGTTTCCATGCACACAGAATGTCATTGTGACGCGTCACTGTCAAAGGCTAATTTGCATTTCAGGCGATTATTTCCCAATCTTCCCAATCGCAATGATAACAGCGCCATTCCACGACCTGATTGCGATGATAAACCGACAGGCAGCGTTGATCTGCCTTGGCGCGCGTATGGCTGCAATGGGGGCATGTGGTTTTCTTGCTGCCCAGTGGCGGTGGCGTGATGCCGCGCCACATCAGCGCCTCGCTTATGCTGGCCTCGATCATTTCAAACCCCGGCTGTCGGTCTTGGCAAAGCGGATTGGCTTGCCCGTCTTTGCGCTCTTGGCCGCTGTGTGGCGATACAATCCGATGTTGCTGCGATTGTTGCCAGTGACGCGCTCCAGCGTCTTTAGATTGGTCAGGATGATGCAGGCCGTTCGTGTATCGTGCATTGCGGCGTTTGCGAAAGTGGCAATCTGCTTGATGCTTCTGGTTTCACCGTCGCGCATGAGAAGCACAATCGTGTTTTGCAGCATGTCAATCTTGGCTTGGGATGCGACGTTGTGCATATACATGCCAGGAGGCTGTCCTCCGGGTTTTTCGCCGTTGTCGCGCTGTTCCTGCTTTACGGTCTTGGCCATCTCGGCTGCGATCCATGCCTCATCGGCGGCGGTGATCCGGTCGGGGCGCACGGCGAACGGAAAGCGGCGAATGATGTCTGATGTGATTTGAATGCTCATGCGCCAGCCCCAACGGTGCTGTAGATCGTGATAACGCGCGTTTGACCCTCTGGCACTGATACGCTTGGCGGCGCGGCAATGTAGCCTTCTGGGACGATCACGTTCATGATATCAGGCGACAGGCCGTCACCTAGATCCATCTC